GCCAGCAAGGGCATTAGATCCAGCGGTAGCGGCAGCCGTGATTGTGTAAGTCTGCGTGTCACCGGCAACGGTGAAAATGTCACCGACTGCCACAGAACCGGAAAGGCTGGAACTGTCGATGTCAACAGTGGTTTCGCCCACCGTATAGGAAGCATCATTCACCAGAGCCAGCATACCAGTTCCGTTGGTCAGCGTTCCACAAGTGTGCGTTGGTACGCTTTGATTGACGAACCAACTGGCACCCAACACGCTGCCGATCTCACCCGTGCGCATCGTGGCGTCGTTGCCGCGAGTGTTTGCGGCCTGCACCTGGGAAAGCCCCATGAGGTTGCCCTCCGCAGAAGGATCAAGCACTGCATTCCAAGGCCCAACCGGTGAAAGCTGGTCAATCAGAACTTTGCGAGCGCCAGTGCCGGTCCATGCTGCCAGATTCGAGGCAAATGGCGTGGTCCCGAATGTGCCAGATACGCCATACACATCTTTGTACAGTGCCAAGATGTTTGCATCTACGCTGTTAGCGATGCTCTTGAATGCTTCGGACATCTGCAACGGCACAAAGGACTGATCCTTGTCCATCTGTGTTTTTTCTTGGTCACTCAGATGGAAATAAGAGCCTTCGTGTGTGTCGATTGTCAGCGTCTTTGTGCCAGCGACGTGGTCCACATTTGCGGGCGGCGTATTGCTCGACGTGATGGCAGCAGTGGCCTGCGTGGCCCCGGTCGGAATCGTCAACACCTTGCCCTTCACGCCATCATCACCGACAAGAAAACTGTAGTCAGTGATAAGACGAGGCGTTACAGCGTTCTCGCGCAACGTGGGCAGGCCACGCGCAATGATCTTTGGAAGATTTAGTGTATTGGCCACGATAATGGCTCCCTTGTGTCAGTGTTACGGAATCGGTTTGAGCCTGTTGCTTGCCACCGGCAAGGGCTGTGTGTTCCACCGGAACACCAACCGCAGACAGTTATTGAATGGCTTTCAGGCCCGCGTTGATCCGCTCCACCGGAGCAGGGAACAGTGACCGCCGGTCACTTAATCCACATCATGGCGAGGTGTTGCGTAAAACGAAAAACGGCAGGGCGTCCCCATGTTACCTGTCTTGGTGTATGCGAACACCCTGCCGCTGTATTTTACAATTTGCTATTTAAGTGACACCTGCACAAGCGTTTTGTGATTAGCCCGAAACAATAGTTGTGCCGTCTGCAATGCCCTTTTCATGCGTTGACCAGTTTGCGGCTGCATCTGCTTGGGTGATGGTCTTTGTGCCGGCACCACCGCTGCCACCATCCCCACCAGCACCGTCACCGCCTGAAGGTTTCAGCCAAAAGGTTTCGGCCTGCAGTGTTGTCTTGACGTGTTCCTCGGCAGACATGCGCTGCCCAGGATTGACTTCAGACAGCTTGGGCCGGCCACCATCACCTACCACAAAGGCAGCACCGTCGCCATCGAAGGAGAACGAGCCGATGGTTGCTTGGCTGAATCGTTCAAGTGCCGTATCCTGCACCCCGTTGGCTGCCCCGAGTTTCCCGAGACTATCAGACAAGGTTGCTCGGCGAGCCTGCTGTGTGGCGGTTGCGGCCTGCTCATTGGCCTCTCTGCTCGATGTCTCAAGAGCGGCAACGCGGTCTGCCATCGTTGCGCTGTTGCTGGTCGCACTTTCTGCTGCGGCATTGGCATCTGATGCGGCCTGTTTCGATGCTTTGTTTTCGGCCTCAAGTGCCGCCAGTCGGTTGGTCAGGTCAATGTTGCTTTCGCGGAACTGGCTGACCTTTTCCAGTGCCAGCGTGACCGGATCACCGCCGGCAAGTTCCGCATCGAGGTGGTACTTGCCATCCTTCTCGGCATATAGTGAATGGTATTTCACATCAATATTGTCGAGGCTGTCAACTACATTTTGCAGGGCCATTCTATTATGTCCTTTCGCGCAACTGCGCCAGTGTAAGCGGTCGCCCGCTTTGGTCAATCAAGTCTGACATAGATATATCCCCCTTGCGCCACAATTCAAACTTGCCGGGGCCGAGCATTTCCTTTTGTTGTTCTTCTGTCATTGAATCGAGAAGCCCGCCAAAGGTCTGTCCAGCAATGGGGTCATCCTCGCGCCCCAATGGAATCAACGTCGTGCGGCAATTCATGTGCCACGGTGGTGGACCTGGGAAAGACTCATTGCCGTGCCCAACTGCCTTGCCGCTATTCAATGCCCACGTACGGCCTGCCCTTGCTCGGCAGATGTCGCTTGTGCTGGTGTCCAAGGGATTGATTGCCTGCACCATCGTGACCACATCGTTGTTAGCTACATATGTCTCATATCTTGCGACGTTGCTGGCTGCAGCCATGCCAGTGTTTACTGTGACGCGGGCAAACCTCTCGTATTGCCTGAAGATGCCGTTGCTATATCCAAGCTCCTTCTCGCCGCGCACAGCCTGCACCATCTGGGTCAATGTTGAATCAGCAACCACGCTCTTGCGCAGTGTGGCCTGCAGTTGGTCCTGTATGCCACGCTCCTGCCGGTTGAAGTGACTGCCAGCAGTTGCGCCGTCGATCAACAACTTGCCGGCAATGTCCTCTGCCTTTTCTTTGCTTATCCTGCGCGTCAGTGGCAGACCTGTGGCCCGAGCCATGCGCACCACATTGTCGGATTCATCCTGTAACAGTTCGGCCTGAGAGCGAACGTATCTTCTTGCAATGCCCCTGTATATGCGCCGGGCATCTTCGCGGAAAAAATCACCCACGCGGGTTACTCGATTGAATTGATCACCACGGCGTTTAGGTTCTGCGGGGTCGAGATCGCGCAGGATCGTGACCGCACGGCCCTCCAGTTCCTTGAGCTCGCGGTTGACCTTTCTGTTGATGTCGCCCTGCACACGCAAAAGAGCCACATCGCGTTGGGTCATAGCAGACTCCAGTGCTCTGGGATCAGCCACGCACAAACTCCACCAATAGCACGATGGCCATCCCACCCATCAGCAACAGCCCGGCAACAACTATGCCAAAAATAAACCCCACGCCTCGTGCATTGTTTTCGCGGCTTTCAAGGGCGCCCGCTGTTATCTCGATTACTGGCACGCGATGGGTGATAATGCCGTCATTTATCACTCGCGGATCAGCTACCATAGTATCATACTGTCGCATTCCTTGAACGCACGCTTGTGCATCACGCATTTGTCTGCATTTCGGGCAGTAAAGCCATTTGTGCGCCAATCGACGCATCAATCGCCTCGCGTTCTTCTTCCGCAGTGACGCCAGGCCGCGTCATCTCACCCCGGCGCATGTTGTGGTAGAATGTGGCAAAGGCAATGGTGCCGGTCTGGTATGCTTCCACCAGTACGCGCAACTCGTCGGGTGCAAGGCGAGCATCGACAAGGTCGGTATTGCACTGCACTTCCGCGTCCCCATTGATGCCCGACAGTTCCAGCATAAGAGCCAGCGCCTGCGTTAATCCTGAATTGACAGTCTGCACGGTGGCGGCAACAGTGGCCTGCTCCCTGCCTTGGCGCAGTCGGTGCGTTTCGGCTGTCTCTGCTGCGTTCTTGTCTGCCTCAATCAGTCGAGCGCCCAGGCTGGCCATATAGCTGACGCTGGCTTCGAGGGCGTCCTTGATGGGATTCAGACCACTGCCCGAAAACTCCAGCATTCCGACCTTGATGTCGCTGTTGCTGCCGGTCCATGCGACACCTGGCCCGATAGCTAACTCGTCGCCCTCGTCGCCGCCGAACATATACGGCGTTGGCAGGGCGGTATAATGTAGCCCGTGCCGATAGTCAGCCATCATTCTGTAATGGTCGAGGTTGGCGTCAGCCAGTGGCAGCAAGGGCGGGTCTTCTGGATCAGGCCCCAAACTACGGGCGTTGATGAATATGAACGGAATCTCGGTGACGCGGGCACCTCGGAATCGTGGCTCGCTGGATTCAACAAGGGCAAACTTGCCACCATCACGCTGTGCAGTGTCCTCTGCTCTGCGGTACACGTTCACAGTGACATATCCCTGTTCGTCAAGAAACAAATCACGATACTGATCTGTTGGCTTCACGGCATATGGGTCGGCGGGGGCAAGTAAATTGACCGTTTCCTGCAGCACGACACGAGCAAGGCGCGGCACATCACCAGAATCATCCACGCGCCAGTTGATGATTGACTCTGCGCGGTATTTGGTCAGGTAAGCACGCGCACCTGGAGCAGCCGACTGCGGCATCGAGACATAGACACCAGCGCGACCGATGGCGAAAACCTCATCGAAAACACCCTGCGCAAAACGCTCAAGGTGCATGCCCCGCATATCGACGTTGGCAACTATTTCTTCGGGCTGCTGGCCAGCCGGTATCTGCACCACAGTGGCACGCCGAAACACCAGACCAGACACACCTTGTAGCGTTCGTGATGTGGCGCCGTAATACAGGCCCCGCTTGGCATATGCTCGGTATGTATTGTCATCGTCACCGATCAGCCGGGGCAGGTAGGTGGCGCCTGCTGCCTTCACTCGGTCGGCATCGAGTGCATCGCGCACACGGGCAACCTTGGGCAAAATGGTGTCATAATCTGGGTGCGTGCTATCTACTGGCATGATTGTCCTCTACGGAGTCGGTGGGCCGCTCCACGGTCAAACGCCTATCAGTCTCGTTTTGCGCGTTGCTCTGTTCTGTATGGGAAATTCAGTTGCTACATAGTATCCAACCGCGTCAGATATATGGCTCAGACTTGCATCGGCACGTTTGTCGATCTCACCAGCACCACCAGCCAGGAGTGTCACGCCCTCAAGATCCCGCACGACATGCGGGGCAGCATGTGGGTCCACCTGTAAGCGCACCGTGCCGTCGCTCGCTTTGAGTCGGGTATTCATAGCATTGACGCGGGCACGCTCGCGAGGGTTGGCCTTTGGCACTCTGAACGTCATCCTGTCGCGCAGTGGCGCCAGTTCCTTCTTCACAATGTCCCAATCGCTGCCGGCGACCTTGGCCGATCCACTGGCCCCACCGCTTGCGTCACCATAACAAACGACCTGGCCCTCATGGTGGCCCCAATCCTGCAGCAGCTTGCGACAGACTGCCGGCGTGTTGCTGTTGCGAGGGATATA